GCAGATGCTAACTGGGCAGAAGAGCAATCAAATGTTACTGCAGAAAAGTTGGAGATGTGTGCGAAAGGACCTCTGTGGGATCAAATTAGACCTACACCAATGACAATGGATTGGTTGATTGGATGTGGATGGATGAAACCACAAGGAGGTAAATATCCATATTATCCAAATAAAAAGGTAGAATATTGTACGGAAGGTAAGTATTGATGGAATTACCTTGGGGAGTTATTACAATATTAGGATGTGGTCTTATTTTTACGTTATATGTAATCTACTACATATTAAGATTAGCAAATGAGGAAATGAAAGATGAAAAACATTGCGATCATTCTATCGACGACAAGTCTTCTCATTAGTGGAGCACTTTGTTATGGTGCATATGTGACTTATAAAAAGGCAGAAGCAATTCTTAATAACCCAGAGCAGTTTGTTGATAAGGTTGTTGAGAAGCAAGTTAATAAAGTGTTTGAGAATTTACCTGTTCCTAAACTAAATAATGAGAAGTTTAAGTTGCCATTCTGATGGATAAGGACCCATATATTTACAGAATTAAATCTGTGCTTAAGGTTGTAGACGGAGATACAATAGATGCTGCTATTGATTTGGGTTTTGATATTTCTCTCACTAAGCGAATTCGCCTTGCTGGGGTTGATACTCCTGAGTCACGCACTACAGATGCAAATGAAAAGAAACTTGGACTTGAAGTTAAAGAATGGCTTAAAAAAAAGTTAGAAGGTCAAGAAGATATTATTGTTAAAACAGAACTCCCAGATTCCACCGAAAAGTATGGTAGAATTCTGGGACATTTGTTTATTGGAGACAAAGAAGTTTCCGCAGTCAATAAAAAGAAGTCTGTCAATCAACAAATGATTGATGATGGATATGCTTGGGAATATGATGGCGGAACTAAGAAGAAAGATTTCGCCCTTTTATTGGAGAAAAGAAATGCAAACACCAGTAAATCAAGCAACTGAAGAAGAAATTCAACAAAAGAAAAAAGAATCTAAATTTAACAATTTTATTTTAGACTCGCTATACAATATACTTGCTTATATACCAGCAGCAATTATTACATGGGTTGTTTCAAATTTTGATTTTTAAATTGATAGTTTTGCTGATAATTTCTTAGCAATTTTTCTAGCAGGGGCAAAGAGAGATTTAAATCTTTCTTTTCCTTCTTTTGTGAACTTGTCTTTTATAACATCATCAATAATAATTTTGTTGTCAATTTCATAGAGAGCATTGATTTCAACTTGGTCGCGAATGTATTGTTCTACGTTTGAAACTTGCTCTATGAGACGAGTTCCATCTGCAGAGTATTTAAATATATCAATATGCCCTTCTTCTGCTAGAACATAGTGAAGGACTGGCTTGACCTGTTTGATTTTAATTTTAAACTTATTCTTTGTTGCTTCTTTAATAATTGGTTCAGCAGCATTTTTTAATGCATTAAGTACAGTTGTAGATGCAATTGTCGCAGCAGTTGTGACTACTGCGACAGCACCAGCTGTAGCAACAAGAGAAGGATCAGGTAAATTAATATCGATTCCACCGATAGTAAAAGTAGATTGTGGTTTATTTGTGGGAACTTCTACAACTGGTGAGAGTGTAGATGGTTGAGCAGGGGGAATTTGGACAGTCTGAGGCAGTTGAGGTGGAGGGGTAGTATCTGGCAAACCCCTTGTTTTTTCCAGTTGTTCTTGTGCCTGTTTTTGTCTCTCTGCATTTACTGCAGCATCAAACTCTGCTTGAGTTGGAACATCAATAATTGGATATTTAATTCCAGTATTTGGTATATCAATAACTGGAACTTCTAAACCACGTACAACAGGTGTTTCTACATTACGAATAGTTGGTCCATCTATAGTTGAAATTATAGATGGACTAGGTATGCGATTGATGTTTGTATTAGGTACTCTGATCGGATTATTTCCGATTATTGGCACATAACCTGACTCAATCCGGTTTATTCGTTCCATTTACAACATCCGCAATTTTTGGATATCTCACAACAACATCTGAGCATATTTTTGCGTATGGTGATTCTGGATGAAATGATATACCTGCTTTAATTGCTTCTCCACACTTTAGTAGTCTGACTAATTCAAAATCAAGTCTAGCTTTATCTGCTTCTGCTTGTTGCCTTGCTATTTCAACTCTTGCTCTTGATTTACAAAGTTCAGTAAGACTTCCATCAAGAGGAAAGTTAAAACCAATTGAGAGTCCAGCATTTCCTGTGTGTGATTGAAAAGCTTCTGGATCTTTGCTTCCATTTAGATTTCCCATAGCAAATGGGGAAATACTCATTGTCGGTCCTTGACAACTAACTCCATTCCCGTATGTATTGATTGCATACGGTCCCTGTAATACTTGAACTGCTTGATTAGTAACATTCCCAGTGGCACTAGCAGAAGGACCTGCAATATTAGTGTTACTAGGAGCAGATTGAGCATATGTCGTCCCACTGGTAATGACTCCTATTGAGTAAAGACAGATACTGAGTTTGTAGTAGATTGAGTTTCTGTGGTTCGATCTATCCATGTTTCTTTAGCCACTCCAGGACCTAGATAAGTTTCACTAAACTGGAATGGAGCACCTTGAGTCATAACAGAATAACTTGCTCCTTGTTTTGGAGTGCCAGGAATATTAATATTAGTTCCAGTCACAGTATATGATGTGCCAGTTGTGTATTCAACTTGGCGAATAGTTTCCATTACCTTAGATGTTGATTCTGTCGTCGCTGTAATGGTGCCTCTGGTAAAATTAGGCACAACGGTATTAGCCATTGCAGGAGTACAAATGACTCCCGCTGCTAATAGCAGAGCGGGAGTTAAATGTTTCATTTGAATACGCTTAATTCAATGGTTCTTTGACCTGTTGCAATAGTGCCAGCACCACCAGCAGTTACAGTAGGAACACCAGTTGGTGATAGAGTACCAGCAAGAGTCCCTTTGTCTCCTGCTAATTGAGTAACACTATCTCCATAGAGGTTGGGGGAAGCAATAACTCCAGCACTAACCGATTGGGTGGTGACAGGGGTATCAGCAGCATTGAAACTTTCCGAGAAAGTAAATGCTTGACCTGCTGTATTGATATCATAAGATCCAGCACCAGACACACCACCAAATGAAGTTGCTTGAATGTTTGTACCTGATGCTGAATATGAAGCGCCGATTCTTGTTGATTGTACCGCAGCACCCTGAACTGATAATTGAACGGAATCAGTAATTCTTGATGTAATTTCAGATGCACTTACAGGAGTAACTAAGAATAACGAAAAGAGGAAAGCTAATCTTTTCATTGTTCTTATTGTGAGTAAACACTAAACTTATTTATCTAATAGTTTGCTTTTACATTTATTTTGCTGTAGAATAAATAGTATAACTCCAAGAAATCGTATATTTTGACTATTTAATGAATACGAGCAATAAAAGTCTACAATCTCCAAAAGAATTATTCGAGCAAAAGAGATTGCAAGCTCTTCTTGAATTGGAATTGCGGCATCAAAAAATTGAAGAAAGTAATAAGTCATTAACAAAAAAGATATTACCCCCAAAATATTTTTTCAATGATAATGTAGTTGAAGAAATTATTGAAGACGAAAATGAATTTGTCGAACAAATAATTGAAACTGTTGAAGTTGATCCCTACAAAGAACAGATTGATGAATTAAAAAGTAAATTATTTGAGATTGAAAATTCTATTCCCGAGGAAGTAGATCTTAGTGAAATTATAGATTATGTAAATTCTTTAAAAGAAAAAATTGATAATCTTCCCAAACCAAAAGATTATTCTGGTGATATTAATTTACTTCGTTCTGACTTAATAAGAATTGAAAATTCTATTCCAATTCCAGAAGTATTTGATCCGTCTGAGTTATATAAAAATATTTCTTTCCTGAAGGATAAGATTGATGAAGTTAAATCTGAAATTCCCATAGTACCTGAACAGGTATTTTATGATGATGAATTGGATGAATTGAAGAATATTATAGAAGGTATTCGCAATAATATTCCTACAGTTCCTGAAGTTAAGTATTATGATGATGAATTAAATTCTATTCTTGATGCAATAGAACAAGTACGCGAAGAAATACCAGAACTTCCTGAGATCAAATATTATGATGAGCAGATTTCCTTAATTGAAAATAGATTATCTGAGATACAAGAATCTATTCCTGTTGTCCCTGAGATCAAATATTATGATGAGCAGATTTCCTTAATTGAAAATAGATTATCTGAGATACAAGAATCTATTCCTGTTGTCCCTGATGTTAAGTATTATGATGAAGATGTAGAAACTCTTAAGAATGAAATTGATAATGTAAAAAATTCAATTCCTACAGTTCCTGAGGTTAAGTATTATGATGAAGATGTAGAAACTCTTAAGAATGAAATTGATAATGTAAAAAATTCAATTCCTACAGTTCCTGAAGTTAAGTATTATGATAAGGATATTTCATCTTTAAATGGTGAGATCAAAGAACTTCATGACAAATTATCTTCTATAAAAATTCCAAATGAAGATATTTACTTTGATAAAGTTAAATCATTATATTCTTCTTTTGAAGAAAAGAATAAAAAACTTTTAGAAAAAATTAATTACCTTGAAGAAGTTTTTGATAAATTTAATGATAAGACAATCTTGCAGGAGGATCTTGCAGAACCTCCAACTATTGAAAACAAAGATCCATTAACTCCTCTTGATCAAAATTTTGTTACTTTAGATCAACTTCAGCAACATTATAAATTATTCATTAACCGTATTCAACAACAACTTGCATCAATTGGTGGTGGTGGAGAAACTAGACTTGAGTTTCTAGATGATGTTGATAGGAATACTGCTAAAACAAATGGTTATGTTCTTCAATATGACTCTTCCGTAGGAAAGTTTATTGGGACAAGCTATTCTGCTGGAATAGGAACTGATACTAGTATTAATACTACTGGTATTATTACAGCATCTTCTTTTCATGGAGATGGTTCTGGATTAACTGGTATAGTTGCTACTGGAACTGGAATAGGAATTAAGGATAATAATTCTTTTGTTGGAACTGCAACTACAATTGATTTTGGTAATGATCTAGATGTTACGTTTGCATCTGGTGTTGCTTCAATAAATGTTTCAATACCACTGTCAGCAATTACCGATGTTGATACTTCGAATCTAACAGGTATCTCTACAGATTATCTTATGGTTTATGATCCAGGAATTCCTGGATTTAAATTTGTCGATCCAAAAACTTATTTTGGTATTAATAATGATTTTAATCCATCTCCAGACATTGATGATTACGGTGAATACTAAACATAAATAAATTATAGGACTATACTAAAAAAAAGATGGCAAATAGACTTCAACTTAAAAGAGGTTCTGGTGCTCCTGGTAATATATTTTATGCTGGTGAACCGATATTTGACCAAACAGGTAAAGTTTTATATGTAGGTGATACTGGTGGTACTGGTGCTGGAGTTGGAAGTTCCATTGCCAGTGCTTCTTCTTATGCTTCTGTTTTGGAGATGCTTTATAGAGCATCTTCTGCAGATTCTGGTTCAATCAGACTTTATGAAGACACTGATAATGGAACAAATTATGTTGCAATTGCGGCGTCAGCAACTCTTGCATCTAATTATACTTTAAGACTTCCTGATAGTGCCGGAAGTGCCGGACAAGTTTTAAAGACTGATGGCTCAGGAAATCTTGCTTGGGTAAACCAAACATCTGGTTATACTGGATGGACTATTAGTGATGGGTCAACTTCACAAGCACTTGATAGTGGAAATACTCTTAATATTATATCTGGTGAAGGTATTGATGCGGTAGTTTCTGCAACAGATAACTTAACTATTTCTGCAGAAGCAGCATCAGCAACCAATGCTGGTATTGCTTCTTTTAAATCTACTGATTTTTATTTCTTAGACACATATCAAGTTGGAGTTGTAACTGCAACTTCTTCTGTTAAGGGTATTGCTTCTTTTGATGCCACTGATTTTACAGTAACTTCTGGTGCTGTTACTGTAAATGCAGAAAGAATTGAAGATATTGTTGGTGCAATGGTCACTGGCAATACAGAAACAAATATTGCAGTTACATATACAGATAATGCTGGTGGTGCTGGTAAGTTAGATTTTAGTGTTGCTGATGCTACTGCATCAGTTAAAGGTGTTGCTTCATTTGATACTGGTGACTTTGTAGTAACTTCAGGTGCTGTTGCTCTTGGTTCTACTTTTGTTAATACGGTAACAACGGACTCCGGTGCTTTGACACCATCTAATCACTCATTCTCACTACTTGGTGGTGAGGGTATTGATGTAACTCATGCAGGTTCAACCATTACTGTTGCTGGTGAAGATGCAACTTCAGCAAACAAAGGTATTGCTTCTTTTGATTCTGGAGATTTTACTGTTACTACTGGTAATGTAGTTCTTGCTGACAGTGCTAATGGTGCTGTTTTAACTATTAATGGAACTACAAATGAAGTAGAGGTTTCTAGAACTAATGGAACTGTTACCATTGGTCTTCCTAATAGTGTTTCTATCACTAATGATCTTACTGTTAATGGTAACCTCAGAGTTGTAGGAACTGCTGTTACTTTTGAAACAGAGACTGTAAAAGTTGAAGATCGTCTAATTGAACTTGGACTAGTTGCTGGTGCAACTGACGCGAATACAACTTGGGATTTGGGTGTTGCATTTAACTATGGTGATGGAACTGCTAAGAAGTCTGGTATTTTCTGGGTAGACAATCAGTATATTGGTATTGCGTCCGCAATAAGTATTACAAATGATACTGGAACAACAGACGCTGATCCTCAAATTAGTATTACAACTTTTGCTCCTTTAGTTGCTGATGGACTATACCTTGGTGGATTTACTGCCGGAGATTTAGCAATAAATAGTGCAAACGAAGCAGTTAATCTTGTATTTGATGGAGGTTCTTATTGATAATGTCATCTGAAATTAGTCTTGAATATGGTGATGTTTTAAAAGCATACCAAACAAAATCTGGAGAACTTTTAACTCAGTTGATTACTGCAGAGGCAAGACTCAATGCCTCTGCGACACTTATTATGAGTTTAAAAGAGAGAATAATTCAATTAGAAAAAGAGAACGAAAAACTTCAAAAATCTTCTACTAGATCTAAAAAATCTTCTGTTGAAACTGATACTGTTGTTGATTACAATTAATACCTACGTGTGATTTGCAATGTCTAATATTTTTAAGCCAAAAAGGTCTAATACTGCATCATCAGTTCCTACAACAGGACAACTTGCTGATGGTGAATTAGCTGTAAACACAGTAGATAAAAAAATATTTGTTCGTGATGGTGCTAGCGTAGTTGAAGTTGCTAACTTTTCAACTGGTGGTTCTGGAACAAACTATTGGACACAAACTGCAGTAGGTATTCATACACTCTCTAATGTTGGAATAGGAACCACAAATCCACAGGCAACTTTACAGGTTGGTACTGGAGTTAGTGTTTATGGTACTACAGGTATTGTGAGTGCTGTATCTTTTTATGGTTCGGGAATAAATCTTTCTGGTATTGTAACTCAAATTGTAGCAGGAACTAACGTTACAATAAGTCCTGTAGGTGGAACTGGTGCAGTTACAATTAACTCTACTGCCTCTGGTGGAGGTGGTGGAACAAATTATTGGGGACAGACTGCAGCAGGTATTCATACACTTTCTAGTGTTGGTATAGGTACTACAAATCCAACTGCAACATTGGAGGTTAGACCAGTTTCTACTTCTATTAATGTTGGATTGTTTAGTGGGTCTACGACTACCGACCTTGTTAGAATAACTCAGGATGGTGTAGGAAATGCAATAAGAGTTGATGACCAGTCGGGAGGAACAACACCTTTTATTGTTGACCAGTTTGGCAAAGTCGGAATCAATACTCAAACTGCAACATCAAATCTTACTGTTTTTGGTAGTGGTAAATTGACTGGAATTACAACATCTACATATCTGGATGGTTCTTCAATCAGTACACTAAACGGTTCTATATTAACACTTTCATACGGCATGGCAATGCCTTAATATATAAAAAATAAATTTGGAGGAAATTAAATAATGGCACTTACTACATTAAATACTGCGCCAATTTTTACAGGAACACCTGACGTTAATTTTACAAGAATAACTGCAGCACAGAACAACTCACAAGGTAATGGAACCGTTGGAACTGATATTTTCCTTGCTTTTAGTGCTGGAGCAAGTGGAAGTTATTTACAAAAAGTTAGATTTACATTAACGGGTGCCACGGCAAACACTGCGTCTACTGCAGCAGTTTTGAGAGTTTACCTATCTACCGTAAATACAGGTTCTACTACGTCTTCTAATACGTTTTTAATTCAAGAAGTTACTGCAGCAGCACAAACACCTAACGTTGTGACCACTCTTACTGGTGCAACATATCCTATTGATGTTCCGCTTAACTTTGCAATCCCTAGTGGATATTATCTTTTAGTGGGTGTAAGTGCTGTTGCTGGTGCTAACTCTGTTTGGGTTGCATCTACATTTGGAGGAGACTACTGATGAATAGGATTGTAA